ATTCGGTATTCCAATAGGCTTTTACCGCGTCGGCGTCTTTATCAGACATGCCCGCCGGTGCCGTTAAAATGCCACCAGGGTTTGCGCCGTTTGAAAAAAAGTCGGTGGAATTTTTCAGGATTTTTAAATTTTTAACCGCTGGCCAGTGCGCCGCGCAGATAGGCGGCACTCCAATTAATTGATGGTGGAATGTATTCATTCGGTCGTGAATGATGTCCACCGCTGGAATAATTAGCATTTGTGCAGGGTAGTTTTCCGGCAGCAAATTAGATGCATCCGGGTAATTTATCTGGTAAAAAACCTCCCCACTATCGGCAATCATTGGCATTACACGCGGCGCATCCAGGATATATAGATACTCAGGAAAGCCCCGGCTATCGCGTGCAATTAAAACATAAGTGTTCCCGTGAATTAATTTTGATAAGAGCCAGCACTCTCTAAATTGTTGCTCTGTTTGATAATGGTTGGGCCGCTTAAGCAATTTGCTAAGGCTATCCTGTACGGTTACCCATATTTTATTTTCGTTTTGGCGGCGAATTGTAAAAGGCAATTTACCAACGTCAGACGAAATACTATCCAGGCAAGCATAAAGCGTGGGATAGCAAAGAATTGTTTCGCGCGTTTCTTCTTTGTTGCGCTGCCAAGCCCCGGTAAAGGGCTCCATAATCGTGCGCCAACCGCCGCGCCAATCGGTTATGGGTGATAAGGCCTTGCTCCGGATTGCTTCCGGGTAGCCATTTGCGGCGGCTTCGCGCGGCTCTACCTTGGTTGACACCAGTGGACCTTTTGATCGCGCAAATTCAAACCCGAATAGCCGCATTTTATTTACCTAATAATTCGCGCAATTTTGCCGCGCCGGCGCGGTGGTGGTACGCTATTCCCAACCTATCAGCCTCAGCGCGCAATTCCTCAATCCCTGGATCGCTGTATAGCGGCGGGCTTTCAATTATTTCGCTATAGGTTCCCCGCCCGAGCTTTGTCAAAATCTCGGCATACCGCTTGGTCATTTGTGATACGCGACCATTCTTATGTTTAAAAGATACTTGCATAACATCACCTCAAAACAAGGGGGCAATTGCCCCCTTATCCCTTTGCCCAATTAACCCCAATTAACCCCAGTCAGATATGCAACCGCACTTGGGCGACGGCGTGACCAGTTGATCGCACGCTCAGCGCGGAAGCCGACAAGGTTACGCTGCCACAAACTTACTAAAACGGTTGCGCCTGTTGTCGGATTGTCCGGGGCATCGTCCATCTGGAGTGATGCTTCCGTGGACATACTTACATCAAACCCGCCCTCATCACCGAGATAAATGTCTCTTGCATTTACCAGAGCGACAATTGACCCAGCCGTATCAGCGGTGACATATTCGGATGTAATAACCGGTAGGCCCGCCAGGGTGCCTCCGTTCATCGTTACACCAGGGTATGCAGGCTGGCCCAGCGGATTAAGCATTAAAGCCAACGCTAACGCCGTGGTGGAAGACATAATCCACACGCCTGACGTGGGAGCATTATTAGCAGCGATAAACGCGCCGAACACAGCTCGAATATCAGCGTTGATTGCGTCCTGGTCTGTGCCGGTTGATGGTATCGCGACGGCACCATTTGTAATGGATGCGGGAGAAACACCGGCGACAGCAACTTTATCCGGATCAATGAAATCAATGTCCAAACGTTCCTGAAGTGCGGCCACCAATTGGTCCCGGATTACCACGTCCGCAGCGGGATTGCTATCACGCACGGTTTCCATTGTTGCCACTGCAATATTTGCAACTTTCAGCGGCAACAATGTTGTGCCATTGAAATCAAATTTTGTGAGTGGTTTTGCTTGACCCTCGCCGACCCAGTAACCAGAGCCGCCAGTGGTTTGGCCAATCAAGCGCGTACGGAAAGGCACGCGGCGCAGATCTGGAATTCCGTTATTGCCGAATTTCCCCAGGATTGTCATTGGACGCAAATATTCGATGAAATCCGCAAAAACGCTCGACTCTTCTCCCACCAAAGGACCGGCCCAGGTTGGGTCTGTTGTGGTCGCAGGCGCTACCGGCGCTTTAGTGACAAGGCGGTGGACGGTGGCAATAATATCGCCTCGCTCGCCGTAAAGATTTTTTGCAATTTCAACCGCGTTTTTGTGTTCCAAATGACTTAAAGCAAGGCATTTTGCGGCGCGCGCAAATGCAATGCCAGGCTCCAATTTAGGTTCACTGGTTTGGACGCGATAGGAGAGCGGGTTACCTTTTGAATCCGGGACAATTGATGCCACCGGTTTGGCAGATTTTGCTTGTGATGCCTGTAGGCGTGTAAGCCTATCAATATCAGCGTCAAGCGTTTTTATTGCGGTTTCCGCTTCGTCGAATTGCTCGGCCTCGGCGGTGTTCATTGAACGGCCTTCATCTATCGATTTTTGCGCGACGTCTTGCATGGTTTTCTCATGCTGTGCACGTGTGGAACGCAAAGCCTCTAGCTGTTCTGCTAAAGTTTTCATAGCATACCCCAAATTTTACGTGTCGCCTCACGGCGAGAATGCAGCGCCTCACGGCGCGACTATAGCGGCAAAAACACCAAAGTTTTGCGGCTATTTTAAGAGCTGAATAGCTCCGCCCAAATCCGGTTTGGGCCTTTGGATATTTACCAAAGGAATTCCATAAACTGATTGCACGTTGTTTTGTGCAAATGCTTTAACGGTTTGAATCGTTGCGCCGGTGTTCGCCGGGATCGTGACTAACGATAGCTCAATAATTTCGATTAGCGAAAATTTACGTCCGCCGTTTTGCAATCGTTCCGAACCGCGATCAATAAAACCGATTGAAACACCACGGACTAATCGAGCTTTTACCGACTGCCACGCCCTATCCAATAAATTTTTCAGTTCCCCAACTTCATCCACTTTTGAAATTTGCGCGGTGAATGGTATCCCGGCTTTTGTGGGCGTACCGAAATAAGCGTGTCCAACCGGTGAATCCGGGCGGTGCTGCCATAAAAGCGGCATTTCATCGGAAAATATAGCGCCCATCGGGTCGATGATATCCTGGTCGCGGTCCGGCTGTGGTGTTGTGGCCATGCCAGTAATTATCCGCTGGTCTTCCTGGATAGATTTAACATTTAGGATTGAGTATGCGCGATTTTGCATTTAGCCCACCGAAAACATCATAAGACGTTTGTTGCTTGCTGCTGGATTGAGAGACATCAAAGTAATAGCGTTGAACATAGCCATGAGCGGGTCAATTTTACCGGTACCGCTTGCTTGTTTTGTAATGATAATCGAGTTAGCGCGGGTCTCAACTCTTGCATTGCTCACACACCAGGACATTATCGGCTGCGCTGCTGGTGCAAATTCACCACCGGCAATCCACCTTTCGGCGGTTTTAATTGCGCCGCCCAATTTCCAGCCCTGGCTAACACCTACAATTTTATCGTTTGGAATTCCGCGCTCTTCTAATTTGTCGAGTACAGCGCCAATCCCAACGGGGTCACATCCAATCTTATCCAGCAGCCCGGATTCAAAAATAAAATGACACATATCCGCCAACTCTTCAACGTCATCACCCACTTTTTCAACCAAAGTTAAATGACCATCGTTTGAAAAATCGTGAAGCCTTGGCGCAATTTCTTTGCGCCTTTCCAGCACTGAAGGATGCGCCCATGCGTAACCTACACCTATTTTTTTTGCAGAATCTTTTAATCTTCCAATAAAATAAACGCCAAGCAAATCGTCAAGGCCACCGCCATCTATCCCTATGTCTATAACCTCACATTTTTCTATAAGGTCATCCAATTTTTGCGCTGTTTTACTGACAGAAATTTCCCAAAAATCGGCACCGGCCCACCGGTCAGAACGCAAATTTAATCCTATTTCCACGTTCCCATGCTTCGCCATAAAATCGCGAAAAGTATCTTCACCGCCGTTTTTTGCTACGCCGTATTCACGCTCTAAAAATTCACCATCAACAGAAAAACCCATATTGGGATTAACCATTGCTAAATTTTCCAAAAGCAAATGCTCTTTGGTTTCGACCATATCGTCCGGATGCTCAAAAATTACCGGGACAAATTTTGGATCAATTATTTTTCCGTCGCGTACATCGCGCGCGTACTGTAATTTTTGCTTGAAAATTCCCGCTGGTGGTTCGGATGATTGGGTCGTTAGATAAATTACAAACCCCTCTGGCCGTGATGCCAGCCCCCCCAGGGCTTCGCGCATCATATTGGCCGCATTGTGTTGTTTACCAAAGAGCCAAAGCTCTTCTATCAATGTGCCAACAGTTTTTTTACCGCCCACGGTATTGGCGTCCGCCGCAAGCACTTTTAAGGTCGCGTTACTTTCGCGGTGTGTAATGGATTTTATGTGGGTTTGAATGTGCATTAGCGTTGCTAAATCGTCGTCGCGCTGTGTCATATCGCGCGCCGGGCCAAATGCATTATTGGCAATTTCTACGGTGGGGGCCAGGATCGCGAATTCAGCGGATTGACGCCAATTAAGAATTAATGCGGTAAGCATTACGCCCGCCGCAAAAGTGGATTTACTATTCTTTTTTGGGATTAAAATAAACCATTCGGTGATTAATCGGCGCCCGGTTTCTGGATCATAAGCACCGAAAATAGAGGCAACTAAATCAAAAATCCAGGGCGCGCAAGACTCGCCAAAAGTCGGACTACCATTGGCGTCAACAATGCGTAATTGGCGGAAAACATCAAGCGCCGCCTCTGCCATATCCGGAAATAATGGCGGCGGAATAATTGAATCACCACGCTTTAAGCGTTCGCCCCAATCGGGGCAAGCGGTGGACCATTCCATATTTAACCTTGTGTCGCTTCACAGCGAGATTGCAGCGCCTCACGGCGCGACTTGGGCAATGGTTACGGTGCCCGGCCTTACTTTTTTACCAACGTCATTTTAGGTGGTGCAATAGAGCTAAACTTTTTAGCCACTTCTTTGGCCGCGTCCGCTTGCTCTTCTTTTTTGCCCTTCGCCCCTGGTTTGCTGACAGTGAATTCAGCTAACGCTTTCGCCGCCGCAAACCTTAACCTTGGGTCCTCACTCCTATCCTTCATCATTTGGCGCATAAATTCGATTGGATCGTCTATTTCGTCAACTCCCCGGGCCTCACCTGGATCAATATCAACCGCTTTTTTTTCGGTTTTTTTTCCCGGTGGCGCTGCCAGCATCGACACCCAATCGGGCATTTTTGCTGCGTCCTTTTTCAATTCTTTAGGCGCTTTTCCAGCAGGTTTTAGCGCTGGTTTTTTCGTTTTAGCATCCGGTTTGTTAACAATTGTTTTTGCTGGTGGGTCCTTCGGTGTGTCAATTTTTCCACCCGCTTTCAGGCGCGTCATTGCCGCTTGCACGTCCGGGTCTTTTTCCAGGCGTGAACCGGATTGACGTGCGGCACTCACCGAATAACCCGCTTCAATGGCCGAATCCTGGATATTTTTACCAGCCAAACGGGCTTTGACGTAAGCGCGTTTTTTTGCGGTAAACGACATTTTAAGCGCCATCATTTGTTAACATCTTTTTAATGGTAGCACCAATTTTTTGTTAACAAATTTTTTAAAGGGAATTTTTTGTCCAAATGAG